CCAGATGATGACTAGAGCACGTAAATAACAAAATAGTTAACAAAAGGCTTGACAAAGTGTTGTTTTTATGCTACAATAACACTATTGTATAAGTATTTAATGGAGGGATAAGCCAAATGGCCCCTGATTTACAAAAGTATTACGAAGAAACCTTTAATACCATGAGTACTAAGGGTTGGGACTTTTTAATTGAAGACTTTGAAGAGATTAAGGCTAGTTTAAACGATATTTCTACTGTCAACGATACACAAACACTTTATTATCGTAAAGGACAGTTAGATATTCTTGAATTGGTTTTAGGGCGTAAGGCTGTGTGTGAGAAGGTATATGAGGACTTACAGGATCAGCAAGGAGACTTGCGTTGAAAAGACTGTACGACTTCCAGTGCCCTAACGATCACATAACTGAATCGCTGGTAGATAGCGATCATACCACTGCTAAATGTAAGGTATGTAGTAAGGACGCTATCAGGCTCATTTCAGCTCCTACCATTGGGTTAGATGCCATATCTGGTGACTTCCCCGGTGCAACGGCTAAGTGGGCTGCTGTGAGAGCTGACAGGCTCAAGCAGGAACAAAAGAGAGGATCTGAGTAATCAGGCAACCCAATTCTATTTTTAAGTTAATCCTGTAATCCATACGTGGACAGGGAAAGGTTAGGTATGGCTTTAATTGATAGTAATGAGGAACTAGGTAGCGTTAGTGAGATTGATGCTGAAGACTTTAAACAGTCCTCAAATGTACAACAGACTCAACAACCTTCAGAACAAGCACCACAAGAGATCCCTGAGAAGTACAAAGGGAAGAATCTCGAAGATATTGTTCGTATGCACCAAGAGGCTGAAAAGCTAATCGGTAGGCAAGCACAGGAAGTTGGTGAAGTTAGACGTTTAGCTGATGATCTAATTAAACAAAGCTTATCTCAAAATACTCAAAATCAAGCACAACCAAAAGCGGTGGAAACCCCACCACAAGAGATTGATTTCTTTGAAGATCCGCAGAGTCACGTTAATCGTGCAGTTGCAAATCATCCAGACGTAATTGCCGCTAAACAGGCATCACAGCAGTTAAAGCAGATTCAGACACACGCAATGCTCAACAAGAAGCATCCTGACTTTGCAGATATTGTACGTGATGGTGAGTTTATTGAGTGGGTTAAAGCTTCTCCAATGAGGCTCAATATCTACGCAATGGCAGATGCTAACTATGATTTTAATGCTGCTGATGAACTTCTCTCTACATTCAAACAGATTCGTACATCTAAGACACAACAAACTACTGATGCAGGTAACGCTGTTCGCAAACAGAACCTTAAAGCAGCTGGTGTCGATGTTGGAGGAACTGGAGAGTCTTCTAAGAAAGTATATCGTCGTGCCGACCTTATCCGGCTACGTATGACAGATCCTGACCGTTATGAGGCACTGCAACCTGAGATTATGGCTGCGTACTCTGAAGGCAGGGTAAAATAAATTTAATTTAATTCACATCAGGAGAATTTTAAAATGGCATTAGGAACAGATCACGTAACGAGTACCACAGCAGCAACGTTTATTCCAGAAGTTTGGAGTGACGAGATTGCTGCTGCGTACAAAAAGAGCTTGGTTGCAGCTAACCTAGTTAAGAAGATGAGCTTCAAGGGCAAGAAAGGTGACGTAGTTCACATTCCAGTCCCTGCACGTGGCACAGCTTCTGCTAAGGCAGCTTCTACACAAGTTACACTCATTGCAGCTACTGAATCAGAAGTAACTATTTCTATCAACAAGCACTACGAATATTCTCGTTTGATCGAGGACATCGTTGAAGCCCAAGCATTGTCTAGCCTCCGTCAGTTCTACACTGATGATGCTGGTTACTCTTTGGGTCGTCAAGTTGATACTGACTTGGTGAACTTGGGTCAACAGTTCAATGTTTCAACAGCTGGTGCAGGTAACTTCCGCTACGCTGGTGCTTTCATTGGTGGTGATGGCTCTACAGCTTTCGACTACACTGCTAACACCAATGCTGGTAACGCTTCGGCTTTGACAGCAGCTGGTATTCGTCGTACAATTCAGCGTCTTGATGACAGCGATGTTCCTATGGACAACCGCTTCTTCTTGATTCCCCCAAATGTACGTAACACTATCTTGGGTTTGACTGAGTTCACAACCTTCAACAGCGTTGGTGAAGCTGGTTCTGCTAACAGCATCCGTAACGGCATGATTGGTGACATCTACGGTGTTCCAGTCTACGTTTCGTCCAATGCTGGCACAGCTAAGTCTGCTGCTGATGGTTCCGGTACTAGCTTGGGTCGTGTGTGCTTGATGGCTCACAAAGACTCTATGGTTCTGGTTGAGCAAGTTGGTGTCCGTTCACAGACTCAGTACAAACAAGAGTACCTCGGTACATTGTTCACAGCTGATACTCTGTACGGTTGCGCTGAGTTGCGTAACTACGGTGGCGTTGCCCTCGTGGTTCCCGTCTAAGTAGCTTAAGGGTTCCCTCTCACAAGGAGGGAGCCTTTTTAATGTATTACTCTTTAGTACATCAGAAAGGTTAAGAGCAATGAAATTCAAATGTATTCAATCAGGTAACACAGTAGAGTTCTTTCAGGAACATGAGATTCTGGAGATGCGTAAACATACTGGATACACTGAGGTAGTAGAAGTAGTTGAAGCACCTAAAGTAACTAAGAAAACAGTGAAGCAAGATGAAACCAGTATCGACGGGTAATGTTCTTACTGCTGCAACGCAGACTACTATTTTCACAGTACCTACTGGTTACTATGCTAAATGGAATCTTTGTTACGTTGTAAACCATTCAGGTAATAATAAATACATTGATATTGTGTGGTACGACGCAAGTGCAGCAACTGAAGTTCATGTATTTGATAACTATGTGTTAACTACTACTCAATCTGTTACCTTTGGTAATGGTAATTATGTTGTACTTGAAGAGGGCGACCAAGTTCGTGCAACGTCTGAAACTGGTTCAACAATGAATACTATCAACACGTTTGAGTTATACAGAAAAGGCGAATAAATCATGGCAGCTCCTCAAGCACTGACACCTGAGCAGATACAGCAGATTATCGCTGCAGGTCGTGGTAATACTGTTAACATTGGTGGTACTTTGTATGGTGCTAACTATGCCGATACTGGTTCAGGTGAGACTTTACAAGAAGGTGCTCTTCAAGGTATTACTGGATCTACAGGTATAGATAAAGCAGGTCAACCTTTCTATTCATACAGCCCTACAGGTGCTCTTACAGGGCAAGGTACAACTAAGGCAAGTCAATCATTCTTTGGTGGCTTAGCAGATGCTTTTAAAGATCCAGTAGTATTAGCAGCTTTAGGAGCCGCTGGTTATGGTGGTTTACTTGGAGGAGGGGCTTCAGGTGCTGCAGGTCTAACAGCTTCAGAGTTGGCAGCTGCTGACATGGCATTAGGTGGTCTTGGCGGTACTGCAGGAGCTGAGGCATTATCTGCTGCTGCTCTTTCTGGAGCAACAGGTGCGGGAGCTAGTGCTCTTGCAAGCTTGACCCCAACACAGATTGCTAACCTAGCTAAGGCTGGTATCAGTATTGCAGGACTTGTAGGTGCTGGCAATGCTGTATCTAATATGGGTGGCGGTGGTGGCACTACTACACAAGCTGGTGTGTCAATCCCTACACAGGCAGCTCCACAGTACAACGCTGACTACTATGCAAGAGTTCAGGGTGCATACAATCAAGCATTACCGGGTATGCCTCGTGATGTAGTCTCTAACCTAGCTGCGTGGTACGGTGGTGATTCAGGTATGATGTCAGGTGCTGATACAGCTAATACAGCTATCGCTAAAGACATGGGTGGTGTTGCTAGAACTCCAGCTAAGTTAGTTGACCCAATGACTTCCTTGATGAACTCATATCGTGCTGGTAATGTCCCACAGACTAAGCTAGACTTAAATGCAGCTCTCAAAGCTGGTATGACTACTGAGCAGTTGATGAGTACATTTAACTTAGGTATGAAGGATATTGATTATCTACGTGGTCAAGGCTACTACTTACCAGCAATGAAGACTGAGATTACAGATGTAATTAGTCAAGAGTTAAAGAATCCAGCTACAGCTTACGCTAACATTGTAGCTAAGATGGATGCTACAGGTACTAACCCTGCAGCAGTTGCAGCAGCAACTAACATCCCTGTTGAAGAGATACAGAATGCTTATAACCAGTTAAACCCTACTGGTTTGTTTGCTAATAACAATCCTAACTTTGGTGCTGTGGATGCTGGTACTCTCTATAACATAGCAGCTAATCCAACTGACTATCAGACTGCCATTCAAGAGATTCAGAAGTATCGTGGAGCTGATGAGGTAGGCCAGCAATCAGTGGTGGAGAGAGCCTTGGCTGCTGAGTTGGCAGCTAGACCGGGTTCTTCACTGTCAGCACTTCAACAAGCAGGTTCAACTTACGGTGTGAGTGCTGCTGATATTGCAGCCGCTTACGCTAAACTTGGTTACGCATAAAGGAACAAATTAGATGGCTACAATTATTACAAAGAATAGCAGTACAGCCTCAGCAGCTCCTGCAGTTGGTGACTTAACCAAAGGTGAGTTAGCTGTAAACGTCACAGACAAGAAGCTGTACACCAAAGACAACAGTGCAGCCATTGTTAAGATTGTAGGCTCACTGGGTAATCAGGAGGCTTCAGCAGTAGCCATTACAGGTGGCTCCATTGCTGGTATTACAGACCTTGCAGTAGCTGATGGTGGCACTGGAGCTTCTTCAGCTGCAGATGCTAGAACCAACTTAGGTGTTACAGCCACAGGTGCTGATACAGCTTATGCTTTCAGGTCTAACAATCTATCAGACTTAGCCAGTGCTTCTACAGCTCGTACTAACTTAGGCTTAGGTACTATTGCCACACAAGCAGCCTCTAACGTAACAATTACAGGTGGTTCTGTAACTGGTATCACAGACATTACAGTTGCTGATGGTGGAACTGGAGCCTCAACAGCTTCCGGTGCTCGTACTAACTTAGGTTTGGTAATTGGTACAGATGTCCTTGCACCTAACGGCTCTGCTGCAAATTTAACTTCATTTCCAACACTTAATCAAAACACTACTGGTAATGCAGCTACAGTCACTACTAACGCTAACTTAACTGGTGCAATTACATCTACTGGTAATGCTACATCATTGGGTTCATTTAGCTCCTCCAATCTTGCAGGTGCTTTAACAGATGAAACTGGTTCAGGATCAGCAGTATTTGCCACTTCACCCACTTTGGTGACTCCTATCCTTGGAACTCCAACAAGCGCAACTTTGACGAACGCTACAGGGCTTCCAATCTCTACTGGCGTGTCAGGTCTAGGAACTGGCGTAGCTACTGCCTTAGCTGTGAACGTAGGTTCTGCGGGTGCTGCTGTTGTTAATGGTGGTGCATTGGGTACACCCTCTAGTGGTACAGCAACTAACTTAACTGGTTTGCCTTTGTCAACTGGTGTAACAGGCACACTCCCTGTAGCTAACGGTGGTACTGGAACAGCAACTCCAAGTATTGTTGCAGGTACAAACGTAACTGTTACTGGTACATGGCCTAATCAGACCATTGCAGCCTCAGGTGGTGGTGGTGGTGGTACTCCCGGTGGTTCTAATACTCAAGTTCAATACAACAATGCAGGTGCATTTGGTGGCATTACTGGTGCTACTACTAACGGCACAGCATTAACTCTTGTTGCTCCTGTTTTGGGAACTCCTGCAAGTGCTACTCTAACTAACGCTACAGGCCTTCCACTATCTACAGGCGTAACAGGCACTTTGCCAGTTGCCAATGGCGGTACAGGACAGACATCCTACACAGATGGTCAACTGTTAATTGGTAACAGCACAGGCAATACGCTGACCAAGGCGACATTGACTGCAGGAACAAACGTCACGATTACCAATGCTGCGGGTGCAATTACGATTGCTGCTTCTGGTGGTGGTGCTTCTGCCGCTACGCCTACTGCATTGGGTACTGTGTATGGTGCTACTTCAAGTGCTTCACCTAACTCAACATTTGTAGGTTATCAAGCTGGAAATTCAACGACAGGAATAAGAAACACATTGTTAGGATTTAGGGCTGGTTTTACAAACGTGTCAGGAACAAACAACGTAATCATAGGTTTTGCGGCTGGTGAAAACACAACGGGTAGTGATAACACTTTTGTAGGCTCTAGGGGTAGCGGTGCGGGTGGTGGTTCTGGTAATGCAGTAACCACAGGCTCTAGACACACCCTAATTGGACAGTACGATGGAAACCAAGATGGTTTAGATATTCGTACAGCAACTAACTATGCAGTCATCTCTGATGGTGCGGGTAATCGTTTGATATCAACAGCAGATGGTCAGACCCTTGCTCTTGACTCAGCAGTTCCAAACTCAGGCACAGGCATCACATTTCCCGCAACTCAATCAGCATCATCAAACGCTAATACGCTAGATGACTATGAAGAAGGAACTTGGACACCAAACATTGATGGTGGATATAACACTTCAAATACAGTTACATACACAACTCAATCAGGTTCTTACACTAAAGTTGGAAGACTTGTTGTAGTTGCATATTTCATTCAAATTAACACTTGGTCTGGTAATGCAGGGCCTGTGTTCTTTGGTGGGCTTCCATTTACCCCCGCAACACAAACAGATGCCCGTTTCCAAGGAACAGCTTATCTAAGTGGGCCAGATACACCATCGCTTGCTGTTAACGCAAATTTAGGGTATGCACGACTTGATAATGGAAGTTATTACCTTGTTTTCAACTTTGCTCGTGACAACACAGGTATGGATAATGGAGGTACGTTAACAGGTGGAAATTTTGCGGCTGGAGATGTGGTTGCAGGAACATTCACATATTTCGTTTAATTAACTAAGTTGGATAACTTAGTCAGACACTTAACCAAAGGAAATCAAAATGTCTTTAACAAAACAAGTGGTCATTGACCAAATTACAGTCCAAGAGAATGGGTCTATTCTTTATCGTGAAGCAACTCGCATCATGGAAGATGGTGTTCAACTGAGCCAGACTTACCATCGTTCAAGTTTAACTCCATCGCAAGATTTAACTGGAGTCCCTGCCAATGTAGTTGCAATTTGCAATACTGTTTGGACAGCAGAGTGCATTGCGGCTTATCAGGCTGAAATGGCTGCTCGTAACGCTTAAGCATCATGGATGAGCCAGTCACACACGAACACATCTATGAGCGTCTGCTGGCTGTAGAGTCCAAAGTAGACAACATAGAGAAGAACACAGAACACGTAATCAAAGCTTTTAACGCTGCGTCAGGTGCTTTCCTAGTACTTGAGTGGATCGCTAAAGCTGTGAAACCTATTATTATTATAGGTGCTTTCTTCGGGGCTATTTGGTTAGCTATTGACAATCGTTTTAATGGAGTGAAATAATCATCATGAATATGCCTACACGTGGTCAGAGAACAGCTAAGAACAAGATGAAGAAGGTTATGGGTGAGTACAAAGAAGGTACTCTCCACAGCGGTAAGGGTGGCCCTGTGGTGAAGTCTCGACAGCAAGCTATTGCTATTGCCATGAGTGAAGCTGGACGCTCCGCTGGTAAATCTAAAAAGAAGTCTAAAAAGTATTGACATTTACTTAAAAGTGTGTTACTATAGTACTATAAAGATATAAGGAATATAATGGCTACGACATATTTACAGTTGGTTAACAACGTACTTATACGGTTAAGAGAAACTGAAGTATCGTCAGTAAGTGATACTCCTTATAGTTCTTTAATTGGTGTGTTCGTTAACGATGCTAAGAGAGAGATTGAAGATGCCCATGAGTGGAACTGTCTAACTACTACCATTGTTATTCCAACAGTTTCAGGTACTCGTAACTATACCTTGGCAGGTTCAGGTCAACGCTTCCGTACACAGGATGTCTTAAATGACACTCAAGATGTACCTATGAGACAAGTACCTACTAACTGGATGAATAGACAGTACTTCTTAGGGACTATACAAGATGCAGCTCCTGATAAGTACAACTATAGTGGTATTGATGGTGATGACACTCAGGTGGATGTATGGCCCCGTCCTGATGGTGTCTATTCCTTGAGGTTTGAATTAGTTATTCCTCAGGCTGACCTCAGTGCCAATGCTGATACTTTAAAGGTTCCTCCTCACCTAGTACAGATGCTGGCATACGCTAAAGCTGTTGGTGAACGTGGTGAAGACGGTGGTACAACCTTCAGTGAAATATATCAGCAGTATCGCTTAGCTTTGGCAGATGCTATTGCCATTGAGAAGAATCGTTACGATGATGAGACTACTTGGGTTGGTGTCTAATGTTTCTTAAATGTTCAACCTGTAAAGAGGACAAAGATAAGTCCTTATTTCATAAAGCAGGTAATAAAAAGAGAGGTTATCAATTTAGTTGTATTTCCTGTAGAAAAGTAACAAAGGAAAAGCATAAGAATTCGATGACCTCAGAAGAGTGGTATTTAACTAATAGACAATACTGGTTAAAGTCTCAATATGGTTTAAACCTAGAAGATTACAACAATCTAGTAAAAGAACAAAACCATAAGTGTGCTATATGTGATGTTGATGAAGTAGATTCTTTTAAAGGTTTATTATTTGTAGACCATTGCCATACTACAGGTAAGATCAGAGGACTTCTTTGTCATCATTGTAATACAGCTTTAGGTAAGTTTAAAGATTCTGAAAGCATACTTATGAAAGCTATTGAATATGTAAGGAAAAGTAATGGTAGCTAAGTTACTTACAACTACTGTTGCTGCACCGGGTTTTCAAGGATTGAACACGCAAGATTCGTCTGTATCCTTGGACGCTGGCTATGCTACCGTGGCTAATAACTGTGTCATTGATAAGTTTGGTCGTATTGGTGCTCGTAAGGGATGGACTCTATCTCATGCCTTTAACGATGACTTAAGTACTGCTGACATTAAAGCTATTGGTGAGTTAATTGACAATGCTGGTAACTCATACATCATTGCAGCTGGTAACAATAAACTATTCAAGCTTGTAGGTTCTACTCTTACATTATTGACATACGGAGGTGGCGGTACAGCTCCTACCATCACAGACAGCAACTGGCAGATGGCTCCCTTAAATGGTGTGTTATACCTCTATCAAGCTGGACATAACCCATTGGTGTTTGACCCTTCTGTCAGTACAACTACTTTTAGACGTATCTCTGAGAAGAGTGGTTACGTAGCAACTGTATCTAGTAACAACTGTGTAATCAGTGCCTATGGTCGTACATGGAGTGCTAACAATGCAACCTCTAAGAGTACTGTACAGTTCTCAGACTTACTATCTGGTCATGTCTTAAGTACTGGTACAGCTGGTACTTTAGATGTAGCTCAGGTGTGGCCTAGTGGTGCAGATGAGATTGTAGCCTTAGCAGCTCACAATAACTTCTTAATTATCTTTGGTCGTAGACAGATATTGGTATATTCTAATGCTACTGACCCTAACAATATAACACTATCAGATGCTATTACAGGTATGGGCTGTGTAGCTAGAGACTCAGTAGTAGCCACTGGTAGTGATGTTATCTTCTTGTCTGACTCAGGTGTACGTTCACTGATGCGTACCATTCAGGAGAAGTCAGCACCTATGCGAGACATCAGTGCTAATGTACGTGATGACTTAGTACTTGAGATTAGTCTAGAGACTGCAGCTGACATCAAAGCTGTGTACTCAGATAAGGAAGCTTTCTATCTGTTGTCTTTACCAACTCGTCAGTTAGTGTACTGCTTTGACATGAGAGCACCACTACCTAATGGAGCTAACAGGGTTACAACATGGGATGGCTTAGTTCCAACAGCATTTAAGTATACTCGTAACAGAGACTTATTAGTGGGTGAGACTAGCTACATTGGTAAGTATGATGGCTACAAAGACAATGCTAACTCATACTTAATGAGATACTTTACTAACTTCTTTGACTTCCAGTCACCTACTGTGATTAAGATTATGAAGAAGGTAGGCGTAACAGTTATTGGTGGTCAGGGTTATCCAGTCACTTTAAAGTTTGGCTTTGATTACAGTGACATCTTGAACACACGCCAGTTTGATTTAGCTAATGCAGCCATTGCTGAATACAACATAGCTGAATACAACATTGGTGAGTATGGTGGTTCAGCCTTTGACAATAAGATTATTAACATTGGTGGTTCAGGCAAGGTTATTCAGCTGGGCTTTGAAACTACAGTGTTTAATAAGTCAATATCCATTCAGAAACTTGATGTCTACGTTAAGACAGGGAAGACAAGATGAGTAACTATACTAAAGCAACTAACTTTGCAATTAAGGATAGCCTGAACACAGGTAATCCAAGCAAGATCATTAAAGGTACTGAGATTAACACTGAGTTTGATAACATTGCATCAGCAGTGACTTCTAAAACAGATGCTAATAATGGTGCTCTTACTGGAACAACCACTGCAGTAAATCTTACTGTCTCTGGTACTTTAACAGCTACTATTGACGGAGGTACATACTAATGGCTGATCCTATTGATTGGACAAGTTTACTCGGAGGTGTTGCCTCTAGTGCCGTTGGTGCTGTAGGCTCTAACTACGCAGCTAACCAAGCAGCTGATGCAGCTAGACAGTCAGCACAACAAGCTGCACAGATGGCTCAATTCAGACCTGTTGGAGTTACTACTAGGTTTGGTAAGTCAGGCTTTAACTATGACCCTACAACTGGTCAACTCATTGGTGCTGGCTACCAAGTAGCTCCTGATGTAGCTGGCTTGCGTGAAGGTCTGCTGGGGATGGCTAGTACTGGCTTAGGTCAGGCTCAGCAGATTCAAGGTATTCAACCTAACATCAATGAGCAAGCTCGTGGTCTGTTTAACTTAGGTGCTCAGTATGTAGCTCAGACACCTCAGGCTGCAGCTCAGCAGTACATGACTCAGCAACAGCAACTGTTGGCTCCCGGTCGTGAACAGCAACTGGCTCAAACTGTTAATCAACAACAGCAACAGGGTCGTTTAGGTCTAGCTACAGGTGCAACTACAGCTGGTTACACTGCTGGTGCTCCCGGCCTATTTGCCTCTAATCCTCAGTTGGCAGCTATGTACAATGCTCGTGCAGCTCAGGATGCTCAGTTGGCTGCTCAAGCTCAACAAGCTGGTCAACAACAAGTTACCTTCGGTCAGAATCTAATGACTGGTGGGTTGAACTTGTCAGGTCAAGGCTTCAACTTGCAGAATCAAGCTCTTACACCTTATACAAACTATCTGGCTGGTGCTACAGGCATTGAGAATCAAGCTGCTAATGCTTTGACATACGGTCAAGGCTTAGGAGCAGCAAGTGCAGCACAGGCTTCTGAGGCTGCTAGACAGTATGCAGCAGGTCAAGCAACTGCTAATACAGCTCAACGAGCAGCTTTGCAAGGTACTGTAGCTGGATTAACAGATCCTATTGCAGCACTCATTGCAGGTTTATCAAAACCTTAAGGAATACATAATG